TAATAGTCTTAAATCACAAAAACAAAGTGTCCTTGCAGGTACAGCATGTAGATATTGGTAGTTCTATTGATTTGCATTTTCCAAACGAAAATCAATCATTTGATGCTTTTCAGAAACTTCGTGAAATAGGTGTGAGATGTTTCCATGCTGGTAAAAATGCTCCTTGTGGAGCTTCTGTAATGATGTATTCTTATGGTAATGATAGTCTTCAACTTCAAATAAAGTAGTAAAATGGAAGAAAAGAAGTATATAAATATTGATAATATGGCGACACGCCTTTGTCAAATTCTCAAAGATGCACGTGAAAGCATGGTTGATGATGAAAATAAAGATTTTATCATGGAGAACTTTTCGGATGAATATCTGGAAGATTACAGCAATGTAATGGCTTGGAAATTTAATTCTGATATGAAGAAATACTTGCATAATCCGGACCACAGGATTTGTGGTAATTTCAATAACATTGATTATGACTACCCTTATCATATTTATGGAGAGGTTACATACGACACACCTCTTGTAAATGCTATGGTTGCTAGATTAGATGCCGGTGAAGACAGCGAACAAGCTAACGAGGACCGGGACTTTCTTGTTGACTGGTTCTTTGAAACTTTTGGAACATGGGGAATATCCTATAATTTCCAGTCAAATATATCAGAGTTCCTTTATATGGAGTTTAAAAACCAACAATCTTAAATCAATGAAAACAATAACATTGCAACTGTACACTTTTGATGAATTGTCGGAAGAGGTACAAAAAGAAATTATTGAGCGTGAACGCTGGAATATAATGGATCAGTGTATGGAGGCTTACGGTTCAGATTATGTAACGTCTCTAAGAACTTTCGAGAAATTGACAAATACCCAATCATGTAGTTGGAGTGTTAATTATAGCGGATACAATTTTAATTTTAAATATAATAATAATCCCATTTTTGAGTGTCCAATAGATTGCAGTAATGATATTTATGCAGAGGAATTATGTGGTAAACTATTATTTCGATATATCAATAATAATATTATGCCATACATTACACAAGGTAGATATTATTCATCTTCAGGCAAATATATAAATGAAAAATACACTTACAAATACAGACGAAGCCGTATTATCAAATCTGTAGGTGATGATTGTCCACTAACAGGTATGTGTTATGATTTCTACTTGCTTGAACCTATCATTAAATATTATAAAACTTGGTGCAGTTATCCGGACAACTTTTCGCTCACAGACTTAATAGAACAATGCTACGACAGTTTTTTCAAATGCTGGCATGAAGAATATGAGTATTGGGCCAATGATGAAAATGCAATCCGGGAGGAATTACATAACAACCAGTATGAGGACAGGTTGTATTATATGGATGGAAGAGTTTATAGTGGACCGTTAGATGATGTTGCATAATTAAAATTCAAAAAACAATGGTACTCAATATAGTAAAAAATGGTACTGATTCTTCGAGCATTTTAGAATACGTGAGAAAAACTTTCAATAACTCAAAGGTAAGTATTAAAACAGACTATGAAATATCTGTTGATATTGAAGTAGTTGGCGAGGGTGGACTGCACAGTTTGGAAGGACTAAAAGAACTGGAAGATTATTTTAGAGACTATGATATCAGGATTTGGTAATTTTTAAAGTAATTGGCAATGAATCTCAACGAATTAAGGGATAAAGCGTATAAAATCGCTTGTGAACATGGATTCCATGATACGGAATTGAGTAATAAACATTTTCTCTGTCTCATAATATCCGAACTAATGGAAGCTGTGGAAGCTGATAGAAGGGGAAAGCGTGCTAATGTTGATTGGTTTGAGAAGAAAATCTCAACCAGTCGTATTTGTCAAGGGTTAGACCTAGACATTCCCAAAGAGCGCGGTTACGAAGTTACATACAATGAAACAATCAAAGGGTCAATAGAGGAAGAGTTAGCTGATGCCGTTATTCACCTACTTGATTTGGCTGGGCTTCGAGGGATAAGCCTTGAACCTGCAATGAAGGATATTAATTCAGATGTTATAGATGATTCTGCTGACTCTTGTGTCAGTGAGACATTTACAGAGACTATATATGCTATTTCCACGCTTCCTGTTAGATATGATGGACTATTTGATTTTCCTACAACTGTGAATGATATGATAGTATCAATTTTTGGACTTGCAAAGCATCTTGAAATAGATCTGTTTTGGCACATCGAACAAAAAATGAGATATAACGAACTCCGTGAGAAGATGCATGGGAAGAAATATTAACCCTCAAAACGGTGCAAAAATGAATATGATATTATTTGAAAATCCACCTACGGTCTATTTTGAAAGAATAGAAGACTATGAAGAGAAATCGACTCCGTGGAGACGGGTTCCTCCTACATATAAAGGTTCGTCCACTAAAAGTGGGCGCAATAAGAAACAAATAAGAAGAGATCGTAAACGTAATAAGAAAAGATAGTTATGCCGCATTTAAGTTCAATGGGAAATCAAAAGCTTTATAGAATTGTCATTGATGTCCAGTACGGAGACATGCTGGACGAATGTGATAAACTATACGATGGTAAAGGGTATGGAACTGTTTTTACCGATGCGAATGGAGAAGCTGTTATTGATTATCTGAAGCAATGGGATAGCGATGAATGGACTGACGATGATATTCGCAGCGAAGAACCAAGGTGGGTGAATAATGGCACTGATTCCGTACATCAAAAGGATGGATACACCCTTATTTACAACTCAACTATTGGTGGTGTATATATGCTGTATCGTGAAGCAAATGATGCTGAAATAGAATGGTATAATAAATTAAACTAATTGTGAAGTTATATGGAAACATCAAAATCATTCAATCAAGAATATATTGAGAAAGCGAAAACGCTAATCTATGAAATCCTCGAAGATAAAAAAGAGTACGATGACTGGACGCAAATATGTTTCTCAATGCAAAATGCAGTACAAGCTGCGGCTAATATATGGGGAATATCATCAGATGAACAGATAAATAAGATGAGAGCTTTTGTAACGGAAATGGTTCTTACTGAACTTTCAAATCTCCGACAATTTGATATATCCTTCAATAAGAAGGGAGTAAAAATGAAAAAGCCATTAGATTCACTGTATTGCCCCAAATGTGGAAGTAATAATGTTGAAGAAAGAGCATGGGTAAATCCAAACACAGATGAAATCAGCTATAATGATTCAGTTGAGGAAGAAGATTGCTGGTGTGGCATTTGTGAAGAGCATGTAGAATTATGCACCCTTTCAGAATTATGGGAAATGTTTGGAGACATCCCGGTCAATAACGATGATGAGATTGAAGAAGATTTTCTCAACTTCCCGGCCGGAACCTTAAAGATTGATGTCTGGCATTGGTTTGATGAACGATGTCCTAACAATTTACACGATGATTTAATGTATCCTAAAAACGATGCCGTATAAATCAGAAAAGATTCGTATCGCTGGAACCCAATATGATAGACGAATAAAGCTCACTCCAGACCAAAAAGAATATATAAAATGGTTGAGAGAAAAGCAATTAATCAGTTACTCTAAACTTGCTAAAATATTTGGAGTGAGCAAGCGTCTTATTCAATTTATTTGTTGCCCAGACAAATATTTGAAAAATAAAGAGAGTTTAAAACAACGTAAAGCAGAAGGGCGATACAAACCTACAAAAGCAGAATGGGCAGCAACAATTCGTGAGCACAGGAGATATAAGGAACAACTCAAAAAGAAAGGAGATATAAAATGAAAGATAAGATTCTTACAATGTTCTTCGACATTAATAGATGGACAAAAGCAATTGAGAAAGGCGTTCTGAAGGATATTCGGAAGAGCGAACTTATCAAACTGACAGAAGAACCAACCAGAATTCGCATGGCAGAAGCTATGTTGAATGGTAAATATCAAATAACACCACCACATATTGCACAAATTCCGAAGGATAACGGAGAGTTTCGTACTGTATATGTCAACGAACCTATTGACCGTATAATCCTAAGCATCGCGAATGATTTGCTATTTGATTTAATGCCAGAGATGATTCATCCTGCTTGTAAATCTTATCAGGTCGGTATTGGTTGCGGTAAAGTGGTTCTGGAAGTAAGTCACACAATTGTTGACATGAAAAGTGATGGTTATGTGGGCTGGAAATCTGATTTAAGTAAATATTTCGACACTGTTCCTATCCGGTTTATTGACGCAGCTTTTGATAAGGTAGAAGCTAAGTATGGTCACTCTGTGTTAATTGATGTATTAAGAAAATACTATCATTGCGGATTGTATTTCGATGAGAACAACGAACTGTATGAAAAATATCAATCACTTAAACAAGGATGCGCAGTAGCAAGCTGGTTAGCCAACGTGTTGCTATATAGCTTGGATGATGAACTGTCCCAATTGAATGGGTTTTACGTAAGGTATTCGGATGATATGTTGTTCGTTGGTCCGGACTATGAAAAGGCTATGACCATTTTACAAAAGAGATTGGCCGAAAAATCAATGAATTTGAATCCCAAGAAAGTAGAGTACCTGACTATGGACAAGTGGTTTAAATTTCTAGGTTTCAGCATTAAGGGAAGTATGATTTCTTTCTCTCCCAATCGTCTTAAAACCTTCCAGAAAGAAATAGAATCAAGAACCATCAGAAAACGTGGTATTACGTTGAAGAAGGCTGTGGATTCGGTTAACCGATATTTATATAAAGGCAATGGAGAATATAGTTGGGCGACTCAGACCCTTCCAGTATGTAATGTTCGGGTTGATATTAATGAATTGAATAAATTCGTAATGGATTGCCTTAGAGCCGTTGAAACTGGGAAACATAAAGTTGGTGGCCTTGGCTATGTTAAGGATAAGCCGGATGGTTGTGTTGTTAGAGGTATTGGTCGGAACGTAAAGGCTAATCGAAATAAATCTAAGAGTAAAGAAATTGAAGGTTATTTGACAATAGGTTGTATGCAGAATGCTATTTTGACCAGAAGAGCAGCGTACAATACTTTAGTGGCAATATTGTAACTACAATCTGAACACACAGTAAATGAATCCGAGGAACAAGTGTTTAATATCCAGATTATATATTAGGTACCCCG